TGACAAAGATGGTGCATTGTGTTATACTACACCCATAACTGAAGATGTTGTCGGTCACCTAACAATGGGTGAAGTCGATAAACTTCTTGTGGAGATATCACACCTATGAACATATTCCATCTAGATACAGACCCTAACATTGCCGCACAAATGATGTGTGATAAACACGTGGTCAAGATGGTTGTCGAATACGGCCAGCTACTGTCTACTGCTCATAGAGTATTGGACGGTACATTGTATTTGGACAAGACCAAGAATGGTCGCAACATCAAACGATGGAGAGTGCCAGGCAAGGCACGTGAAGAGACACTATATAAAGCGTCTCATGTCAACCACCCATCTAATATTTGGGTACGTGACAATGACAAGAACTATCGATGGTTATACAAACACTTTGCCGCTTGTGCAAGGGAGTATACACATCGTTATGGTAAGAACCATGCTACGTTCAAAAAACTTAATGGTCATGTTTGGTTTGCACCACGCAATATCGAACAGACAGTGACTACAACCAAATTCGCACAAGCAATGCCTGAGTATTGCAAACGTGAAGACCCTGTAGAAGCATATCGCTACTACTATATTAACGAGAAACGAAGATTTGCAAACTGGACAAACCGTGCAATGCCATGGTGGTTTCAACAAGCAGTCGGAGGATTTTAAGGAGTGACTATGGAGCAACCAAGCCCCGAAGCAATTCAAGGAGTACCTGTTGTACTCGACTTGAAAACAGCTGATGACATTACTCTCAAGAATATGCAAATCACATTGATTGATGCGTATGAAAAGAGTAAGGAATCAGAAGAAGACAAACAACGTTTTGATAAGTTACAAGAATCTGTTTATGGATTTATTGAGTACTTGCTACCAACAGATGGTTATGAACAGTTTGCTTTTGACATTGAGAATATGTTGTTAGAAATAGATAAGGAAATGGAAAATGGAGAACAAAGTGAAACTTAATTATCAAGAAATCGTTGACACCTTACGTGAAGGTGTGGTAAACTTGTCGTTTACAAAAGTGAAGGACGGAGAAGTCCGTGAGATGAAAGCAACTCTACTACAGGATATGATTCCTGAAGCAAAGATGCCAAAGACCGATGCGAATGCAAATACCGAAAAGAATCAACTTGCGGTACGAGTGTTTGATTTGGACTTAGAAGATTGGCGTTCATTTCGTGTGGACAGTTTGTTAACTTTTAAAACTGCATAAATAAATCTCATGAAGGCAAAGAAGAAACTAACACCAGCGCAGAAAGCAGCAGAGACTCGTAAACGCAATCAACAGAAAGCGATGGAGACTTTGGGGTTCGAACGTTCAAAGGTTAAACGTACACGTAAACCTATGACCGAAGAACAGAAGGCAGCTGCGGTTGAACGTCTCAGGATTGCCCGTGAGAAACGTGGGGCGGACGGTAGTAAATCCGTCCATCACACACTTCGAGATTTACCCGAAGACCATTGGTTACATTGGAAGAAGGTAAAACAATGGATTAAGTCTTGTACCGAAGAACTAAAAGGTATTCGTGCATACAAACATTCCAAGGTTGCCAAAGAACGTATGGAGTATAACGACCTCAACGTTTACATAAGTAATATGAAAAAATACTTATCGGGTGGTGTTTGGTTTGACTTTAGATATGGCGAACAACGTGAACACAAAATTCGTCAGATATGTCTTGTACAAGCATACCATCCTGATGGAAGACCTAAAAGAACTTATGGAACTTGGTATCCTGATATCAGTGCTATATGGACTAAAGAACTCGAAGAAGAATGGGGTCGTGAACATGATGATGATATTGTAGCTGAGAAGGTACAATTAAATAAATTGAAAAGAAAAAAGGAAATTGATTATGGCGCAGACTCAGACTGAAACCCCCGATAGTGATATCATGAACTTCTTGACCAAGAAACGTTTTACTAAAATGATTGAAGAGAACATCCGTCTATATGGCGGAAGTTATATTGATTCTATCGTAGACCTATGTGAAAAGAACAATATAGATGTTGAAGACATTTCTAAGTTTATTAGTCCTGTAGTAAAGGGACGTATAGAACATGAAGGTCAACAGTTAAACATGTTAGTTGGGGAAAAGGGAAACACATTACCCGATGGCTGTTAAATCAAAAATCAGACTGGATTATATTCTTAGTAAAGGTGATATAGATAAGTTAATCAATTTTACTAAGACCAATAAGAAACATAACGCAAAAGTTGATGGTGGTGCTCATGACAATAACAGAAAAGGTCGTGACGATGAGGATATTCGAAAGACCTACAATTATCACTTCAACTTTAAAGTAAACGATTGGAGACAAGAGTTAACCAAGAAGTTTGAAGATTATATCGGTGAAGATAATCTATCAGTGAACCAATACGACTTACTGGAATACGGTAAGGGTTGTCACTTTAAAGTTCACACAGACTCCCAAGGAAAAGAGGGTGTGGATATAAACAGGTCGGGAAGAGTATGGAGTTCTTCTACGATGGTTGATTGCACCGATAACCTCGAAGGAGGAGACCTAATTATATATGGGCCGAGATTTGGTAATACCACTCGGACTATAAGACTCGAAAAGGGTCAAACAGTTTTTTTCCCTAGTAACTATTTTCACAAAGTGACACCAGTTACCAAGGGAAGAAGGACAGTACTCGTGACATGGCTTGGTGTTGGTGAGAATCAAATCAACCAACGTTTTGCGATGGAACGAGAACTGGAATCAGGAAGATTAACAATTTTATAAATAAAAGGGTTGACATTTCCTGATGGATGTGTTACTATACACAAACTATATTATGAATAAAGTGGATAAACTTAATACAAACATATACAAATAAATACGGAGAAAATATATGTCTTTTGCAAACCTAAAATCTAACTCTGCTGATGTTAGTAAACTCGTATCTGCCGCTCAGGAATTAACTGGTGGTGGAGATTCCAAGAAAAAATCCTATGATGACGAACGCATGTGGAAACCTACTGTTGATGACAATGGTAATGGATTCGCACAAATTCGTTTTCTGCCCGCAGCGGAAGGTCAAGAACTTCCTTGGGTAAGGTACTTCGACCACTTCTTTAAAGGGCCGACTGGTCAATGGTATATTGAGAAGTCTTTGACTACTCTGAATAACAATGACCCAGTAAGTGAACACAATTCCCGCCTGTGGAATAGTGGTCATGACGAGGATAAAGAAACTGCTCGTAAACAAAAACGTAGACTACATTATGTAGCGAACATTCTTGTTGTGAGTGACCCATCCAATCCTCAGAACGAAGGTAAAACATTCTTGTATGACTTCGGGAAGAAAATCTTTGATAAGATTATGGATGTAATGCAACCTCAATTTCCAGGCGAAACACCTGTTAACCCTTTCGACTTTTGGAACGGTGCAGATTTTCAACTGAAGATTCGTAATGTTGCGGGATATAGAAACTACGATAAGTCAGAGTTCAAAGGAACTTCTGCATTGTATGATGCTGATGAGACTAAACTCGAAGCGACTTATAACCAGTTGCATGACCTCACTGAGTTCACTGCACCGAGTGCCTTCAAAACGTATGACGAATTGAAACAGCGTCTTGAAGTAGTACTAGGACAAAGTACTGGTACTGGTAGTACTGTAAAGAATGAATCACTATCACAGACTGCTGAGTCAGTTCAACCTGCCTCAACAGCAGCACCTGTGGTGAGTAGTTCTGCTCCTGAACCTGAGATTAAATCTACAGGTGATGGTGATGAAGATACGTTATCGTACTTCGCAAAACTAGCTGCTGAAGACTAAGGTCTAGGTAGTACGTTTAAAGGGGAGACTTCGGTCTCCCTTTTTTTATGGGGATATTCTACTACCCGCACTGGTATCAAATGCTGGAGATGGGTCTCCTACCATAGTGGTTTGTGAACCACCTGACTTCTGAGAGTTATCTACTTGGTTAGCATTGACCACAGTTGGGCCACCACCACCTTGAGATTGTGACATCTGTTCTGAACCTCCTTTCATGGT